AAATACTTAATGTAGGTTACACGGACAAATGCGCTTTATTTGCAATAGAGGGCTATCCTAAAACAACCTTTTCAATAGAATTAAACGACAAGAAAGACAAAGCAGCAGTTATAGAAGAACTAAAAAAGCGACTAGCTAAACAAACAGAAATAGAACCAGAAAAACAAAAATATAAGGATTTCAAATTAAAAGAAATGAAAGGAGAAAAAGTATAAAATGCCGGAAACTGATATAGGCGAAGCACTAGCAAGCGATTTAAGTACAGCTATGACTGATTATTCGGTCAGCCCACAAACAACAGACGGAGCCACAGGCACCGGAGAAACAAGCTGGCAGACAGACACATGGGAAGAAAGTTACGGGTTTTATAAGACAATCCCAGAATTTAAGACAGCAGTAGACGCGAAAGCAACCTGGACTATGGGTGCAGGATTTGAATCAGACGAGCCAACTATGTTACTATTAGGTAACATTAAAGGTAATGGAAAAGATAGTTTTAACTCTATCTTAAAAAACATGATAATAGTTAAAACAATAGACACAGATTCATTTTCAGAAATAATCAGAGATGAAGACGACGTTCTAGTAAATTTAAAACCAGTAGACCCTAGCACTATAAAAACAACCCAGAGCTCAAAAGGGCGTATTGTAAGATACGAACAAATGGCAAAAGGAAAAGTCATAAGAACATTTAAACCAGACGAAATATTCCATTTATCAAATAACAGGGTAGCAGACGAGATACACGGAACAAGAATACTAGATAGTCTTAAATGGCTAATAGAAGCACGTAACGAAGCCATGGCAGATTGGCGAGCAGTCTTACACCAGAACATAAGACCTAGGTGGAAAATATCACTTGACACAGACGACACAACTAAAATAGCAGCATTTAAAACTAAATATGACGCTGCAAACGCAGGCGGGGAAAATATGTATATCCCAAAAGGCACTGTAGAAGTTGAAGTTTTAGGCGTATCTCCAAATGCAACATTAAACCCTTTATCATGGATTCAAGATATAAACGACTACTTTTTCCAAGCAGTAAACGTCCCACAAATTATAGTAGGTAATGCCAAAGCATTCACAGACGCAAGTGGTAAGATAGTTTATTTAGCTTATGAGCAAAACGTCAAAAGTGAGCAACTATATATAGAAGAACAAACACTATCTCAACTAAACATCTACATAGAACTAACCTTCCCAACCAGCTTAGAACAAGACACAATAACTGAAAAGGAAAATGAAGTAGAAAAAGAACCAATAGAACAAGCAGCACAGCCGAATGACACCACGTCAGAACTGGAGGGACAAACATGATGGAAACAACATTAAAATTAATTTCAGCATACGGCTTCCCAATAGTTATGTGTACATGGTTCATGGTAAGAACAGAAAAGGTTATAGTAAACAACACCAAAGCACTAAACACTAACTCAACAATATTAAGCGAAATGATAAAGAGGCTCTAAAATGGTAATAAAAGTAAAACAACCAAAAAGAGATGCACAAGGTAAGACTAAAGTAGACAGAGATATAGCAGCAAGAAAGGCAGCACAGGGTAAAACCTCAACACCAGCACCTGCTCCTGCACCAACACCTTCTAAAAAATCTAGTAGTTCTTCAAGACGTTCATCTAGTAGTAATACTTCGCAACTATCACAACAAGAACTAACTAATTTAGATAAAACAGGTACAACAAACAAAGCTAGAAATCCAGTACAAGATTTACCAGAATTAAGAGAAAGTACAACAAAAGAAAAGCTAGCAGGTACAGGCATAGGACAATTTGCAACAGGATTTATAGGTGGTGCAGACCCAGGAGGCAGAAGTTTAAACGCTCAAGCTGCAACTACAACTTTAGGAAGATTAACAAGTTTCGCTACCACACTAGCAGGTATATCTGGACTAGGTGCAGCAGGTCAAGCAATAACAGACGCATTAGCACAATCAGCAACTAATAAAGCAGCATTAAATGCTTTAGAAGCCATTAGACTATCAAAAGCTTATAAAGTAATAAAAGGAAAAAATGCTCTAAGATTAGCAGAAAGAATAGGAACAGGCTCAAAAGTAGCAAATATAGGTATAAATGTAGGTGGTAAAACAGCAGTCGTAGCAAGTAACGCAGTAACAAAAACCTTACTAAGCAAAATGTTAATAGGATCGGGATTCACAATAGGAGCAGTTTATTTACTTAAAGACGGATATGAGAGCTTTACTTTTGGCGGATTTCAAATAAACGAAGCTATGGATAACATTAAATATGCTAGGTCAGAAGCAAGAGAAGCAGGCGACCAAACATTAGTAGACGATTTAAATAACTTACAAGATGATATATTAAACCCAGTAGGTTGGGAGAAAGTAATGGCTAATTTACCCTGGGCTACAGCACAAAGAGCAACCAAAAAAAATCTAGATGCAGCAGAAGCAGCAGCACAAGTATATAAAAAACTAGATGAAGACAGAGCAGAACAAATAGCAACAGGACAAACAGATGAAGATTACTGGAAACAAAGAAATTTAGAACAAGCGGAACAAGAAAAAGCTAATATAGATTATTATAACCAAGAACGTAAAAAAATGGTAGCTTGGGAAACAGAATCAAATAACGCAGATAGAAACGCAGACGCTAAATATTGGGCTAATCAAGCAAGCAAACAAAGAAAACTAGAAAAAGCAGACAGAAAAGCAATAGCAGACTTCTGGAATGCATATAGAAAACAAGCACAAGAAATAGCAGATAACAGCAGACCAAGTAATTTAAACTTCGGTCTAATATGAGGTAAAAAATGACAGATGAAACACAAGAACAAACAGAAACTACTGAAGAAGTAGTAGATCAACAACCAGAAATCACTGAAGACATGGACTTAGACATCATAGCTAAGGCAGAAGACGCAGCAGCCAGAATAGAAGCAGGCGTAGCTAAAATGGAAACCATGGTCACAAGACTTCAAAAGATGAAAGTCGAGGGTATTATGAGCGGTAAAACAGAAACTAATGTAAAACAACAAGAAGAAACAGCCGCAGAATACGCTAAAAAGGTGCTAGCAAATGAAAAATAAACCTATCCCTAAAGACTTAAAGGTCAAAATAGGCACACCTAAAGAGGCTGCATGGACTAATTTAAAGGCGAACATGGAACAAAAAACACTACAGGCTGAAATAGAAATCATAGTAAATAACACTATAATTGAGCTTGCAGAAAAGGAAATCGAAAAAGAGAAAAATTTATAAAGTTTAATCCTTATATCTTCTAACTATGGCAAGTGCAGTAGCAGTGCTTATGGTGGAATTAGCACCCCCAATTATGATGACTTGTGCAGACGCAGCTATACCAAAAGGAACAGTTTTAAAACTGTCAACACCTTTTACAGTAGCCGCTAGTGCTGCAGACAATGACTTATTCGGTGGAATAGCCGCAGAAGAAAAGATTTCTGGAGACGGAAAGCTTATGATAGCAGTATATCGTAAAGGTATATTTAAAGTAGAAGCAGGAAGCTCAGGCGTAACAGTCGGTTTAGATGTTGTTATTGAAGCAGCAAACGAATTTACAGACTATACTACTTTAGATGATGAAAAAGGAGCAGTATTCGGTACAGCTTTAGAAACAGCCACAAACGGACAATTTTTCTTAATGGAATTAGGTGCTTAAAATGGCATATGACGCAGCAGGCGAAGCAGACATAAGAGGAATTAACATAGACAAGCTAGCTAAAGGTTTTGGCGAGATTTTACCAACATTTAAAGCTTATGCTAACAAATCAAAGACAAGCTCAAGAGAGATTAGATGGTATAGAAAAGGTTTATCCTTAGCTACAGCCATGAATGCTCTCGACACACCCACAACAATAACCACAACCTCATTTATGGCGAATACATCATACAAAGCTAGACCTTTTGTTATCGAACAGAAATGGGAAAGACAAACAAGCTATGTTAAAAAGTACATGGTAGAATCGCCTTTAATATCAATAGAAGATATCAAAGACAGTGATGTAGACATTCTAGCAGGTAACGTAAGAGAACTAGTTAAAGCCGTACATTTCAAAGTAGATAGACGTATTTATGATGTTTTAACAGAAGCCACAGTATCAGGCACACCAAACCCAACTACTGTAAATGATACAGCAGCAACTTCTCCATGGAGCACAGTCGCAACTTGTAACCCAATAACCGACCTAATGAATGCTAAAATGGAGATATACGCAGCAGGATATAATCCAGAGGGAGCAATTTGTTTAATGAATCAATTAGAACATAAAAATTTATTAAACTTCTTAATCAATGTTAAAGGAAGTTCTATTCCA